CCCGATATCTGCGTGCACAATGCCATCGCGACACCGCGCAACTCCTTTGTTATGAAGCTGGCAGCGAAGCAATGAAGACAAAAGCTTATCACCTTTGTAGCATGCTTTGTAAATGGCATGCTCTGCAAGCAACAGCTCCCTGCCTATAGTTTGGTCGAACCTAGACGCATCCAATCCAACACAAACGTACCCAGGCTTCAGCTTATTAGCTATCAGCTCGCCTTTCGCAAGCTGTGTAAGCCCTTTTGCAACACACACATCAGTACCAATGACCTGCGCCAAGGCATCAAACACCCGATGCTCTATTGGCCGTAGATATTTCCCCAAGAGGTAGTTAAACCCAAACGACCGTGGAGATACGATCCTAGGGACCTGCTGCTTAACCCACAAAGTCGACTCAGTCTTGGTGAAGAAACTGAGCTCAGCCAACTTCGTGAGAGGGACTGGCCTAACCATCAAATCATTCCTAGCTTGTTCATACATGTGGCGCTTCGAACCGGACCTTGTAGCAATGAACTCGCTACCGGACACACGGCTGGCCATACCAACATGCTGGACAACATCCCCTATCAATGATGACAAGTCAGTCCACTCTCGCAGACAGGGTGGTGGACGGTTGCCTTCTGAGTCAACATAGAAGACACGCTCCTTCATCCCACTCACCACATTAGCTACACCTTTACCAAATGGAGCAACTGCTATCCCACTACAGCAGTGTCCAGCCCGATAAAACAACGGGTCTTTCAACTTCCGGTTGGTGAAGCAACGCACACGCATGCTCCTTGGAGAGGGAGCACTGGAAACGTATGTGCGTTGCTCCACTGCAACACGGCACCACTAGTTCCTGCCAGGCCTTATGCGCTTGAGCATCTCAGCCGACTCCCACTGCCTAGCAGCGGTCAACTGTCTCTCGGTGTGCAGGAACACAGCCACGACCATCTCGTCAATATGGTAATTGATGTGGGCTGGTCTCATGCCAGCAGCGGACATCAGTCTCACCATGAACATTCGTGCCAATTGGCGATGGTAATGATCCGAAGCTCCTGCATTATACACATTACGTGCTTGTGCAATGACATCACCGAGAAACGGCTTGTGGACAATCCCGCTCGTTCCCTCATACACCTTGTGTACCACCTTCTTACGCGCAAGGCGGCGAGACGTCGGGCCCCTGGCTCCGGT